GAAGGGGAGTGTCACCAGGAGAAACATGAATCTCGTTGTAAAGTGTACCCGCCGACTGTTGATATAAATCTACGATCTGAGCCGCTTCAAAACCCAACAATCCGCCGGTGATGATACCTGTCGCCGCTCCTGCGCCTATTCCTGCTGGTCCACCCGGTATTCCTCTTGCGGCGCCTGTAACAGCACCGATGCCAATGGCGCTACCAAGTATCGGTGCTTGCTGGACTGTCGCCCGACCAAAGTCGTAAAACATCGCAGTAACTTCGCCGGGCAAACTCGCAAATGTACCAAGGCCGTATTTCTCTCTTTGCTTGTTTAAAGCATCGAGTCGTGCGTTGTACAGTACAACATTAAACTCTTCTTCATTTGTTAGAGTCTCGCCCGACAACTGACGATAGCGAAGATTAGACAAATCACGTGCAACGTCTTTGCCTCTTATGGTGTCAAGCGTATGGCTTACAATGTCTCTCATCGCATTAAAATGACCAACGTCATTCTGCATGGCGCTTGCGTGTTCTTCGGATTGAATCATTCGATCAACCACTACAGGATGAGTATTCTCTGGTTTGTCGTTGTCCGTAAACCCAGAAAGAGGGTCAGCCTTAAGGTCTCGATAAGTAGTGGGGGACAGGCCACGCGCTTTTGATTTGTTAATGTTGTCGGCGGCTTGTTCGGGTGTAGAATCAGAAAGCGAATAAATGTCACCAATCTCCCGTGAGGCCAAACTAGTGCTGTCAGAAACATCCGGTTGCTGTGGGTCCTCTTCTTCTTCGAACATTACTTGCCACCTTTTTTGACCCACTCGTCGAGTTCTTTGTAGTCATTAGGTAGTCGCCCGTTGGTTTTTTTAAAAGCCTGCATGCTTCCTTGCAAGTCTTTTGCCTCGATTTTTGTATCAACGGGCACCCCCTCTTCGCTTGCTTTTGGTTTGTCTTTCGATGCACCAAACCAGTTGAATACGTTAGTGTCGAAGTCCCACCAAGACGAACCTTTGTTTTTTAATTTCTCTTGAATGATTCTATTTTTTTCGCGTTTGACAATTGCTTCCATTTCTTTATTGGACATACCGGGTCGATAGAGTTCACGAACATGATTTTGAAAATCCATTCGAGCTTGTTTACTTTTTGAGGTCTCAAAACCACGGACTTCTTTGTACAGTTCCTTGCTAGAGAGCCATTGGTTGTATCCTTCTTTGAACATGTAGTTTGCGCCGGCCCGTTCACCAGAGTCAGTGGTGCTATTGATTTTCTCTCGTTGTCTTAAAAAATACTCGGTGTGCTTTTCGTTGAGTCCCGCCAAATGTGTTCTCAGTTCAGACGCACTCATGCCCTCAAATCCGCCGCTTGACATTAAGTCCGAAACACTATCACGAACACTTGGGTCAGATTCTTTGGGTTTTTCCGTAATCGCATGAATGGCTTTGTACTGTTTTTCGTTTGTTACATCTTTGATTCGAGCCTTATAAATCGGGTCTTGCTTTAACGCCCCTGTCGACAAAATGTCGTTGCCGCTTAATTTACGCTGCTCGACCTCTATCATGATGGCATCATAAGCGTCTGTAGACCTGCGCTTGTCCAACTCTTCTATGCGCCTATCGCGAGCGTCGATAAGCTCATAGGCCATTGACTTCGCTTTGGGTGACAGCTTCTTGATTCCTTCTTCTATTTCTTTAGTCGTAGAGTCGCCGTATTTCTCAAATGCACTATACGCTTCTTTTTCAACTTTTAGTTTTTCGTGTTGTTCTGTAAGTTTTGCGTCTTGTACAGGGTCGATAAACTCTTTATAACGAGTCATCATGTATTCAGCTTGATCGAGCCTTCCCGCCGCAAACAAATTATTTATGGCCTCGTAAACGGCCTCACTTTGGTGTTTAGCTATTGTCACCTTGACCGAGGGGTTGGCTTTGACCCGTACAAAAGTGTCACCCTCTTTAACTGCATACTCGCCCGCTTCGTCTTTTGCGGCAGAGCCAACTCTTATAGAACGCTGAAGAATGGTGTCTTCGATCGAGTCTAACTTGTCCTCAAAAGGGCGAAGAGTAGACGTTGGTTTATTGATGTCAAAAAACTGCAAGCTCTCTACAGTGCCAAGTTTATCAAGAGCCACTCGCCCGTCTGTGGTGACCTGATCGTAAGTGTCGTATTGCTGACCTTCAATCGCAAGCCGTTGTTGATAAAGCGAAGAGTGTGTGCTCTCTAACCCTTGTTGAACGGCTGCACGAACACGCTCAGAATAGTTTTTGTTTCCGCCAAGCAACTCATTCATCTTCTCTTTGGCGCTATTGTCGAAGTTTAGATATGCCTCTGTTGGGTCTCCGTCGAGATGTTTAAGTCCGGGCTTTCTCTGTTTCGTAGCAGAGTCGTAAGACCCTTCGATTTGTGTGCGATACCACGTCTCATAGTCTTGTGTGACCTTGGTTTTCTCGGTGTTGGCAAAATTTTTATCTTCTTCGTTTAAATAATCAAACGCTTGTTTTCCAATTTTTGTGATGTCGCTGGTAATTTTACCATAAACCTCTGCGCCACCTTCAGGTACATTTGCCGTTACACGACCAACTGACGAGGGGTCAACTGGTTCTGTTCGTCTAATTTGAGGTATCTGAACGGCCATGTTAACTCCACTCTAGTCTTATACCCGCGCATAAGGTTTAAAGAAACCGGACTCAGCGCCCGCATAAAATGCGGTACTCGCTGCACCTGTTATACCACCCATTAAAGCACCAAACGCTTGCATCTCGGCTTGTGATCGCTGCATCCCTGCACCTAACCTAATGTTCGACGCCTCGACTTTCAACCCCAAAGCGCGTTGTCTTGCTTCTTTTTGCATATCCAATTTATTTAAAAACCCTGCAAGCTGCGACTCGGCTTGAACCTCTGCGGCTGTGCCGAAATTTACGTCCACACCTTCTGCGGCGTAGGCCGACCGCTGTGCGCCTATTGTGGCGTCAATAACGGACTGGTAACGAGCCGACCGCGTGTAACCCATCTTCTCAGCCTCATAAGCGTCAAGTTCTGCGTATTCGGCGTTTAAGATGTTTATGCGGTTTTGTAATCCTGCTTGCTCCCGTATCATGTGCGACTGTTGTATGCCTGACCACAACTGAAGGGCGCTGAGTCCTGCTCCTACTAACAATAATGGGGCTGCCATTACTCACCTCCGCCTGATCTGTTCATTCGTTGAATGTCGGTCAGATCTGGTATTATTGACAATATCTCAAAGTGTATCGGGTCGACCTGCCTAATGCAAACACGACCTTGTGAACTCCAATCACCAGGGAGAGTAACCTCAACGCGCCTGTCAACTGGTTGGTCGTAGCGATTACCTACAATAGGGTCTGGGTCTTCATAATCAACCTCGTAACTACTGGTGTCTATCGCCTCAACCTCTGACATCGTAGTCGTATCGACACCCGTTAAGGCGTCGTCATCGTCTGGAAAACGACCGTTAATGTAAAACCCCCTAAAGTCTTTAACTTTTATATAGAGCTTGTTTAGGGTCATTGACTCAATCATCACGGGCCTTTGCTCGATCGTATCAATGTCCAAAGTCTCAACGTCCATCGTGTAAGGTCGACCGACATGAACGATCGCACCGCGCTCGCTGTTGGGTAAAGTTATGGACCCGCTCGATACTGTCACCACGTCGTAATCTTCAACGTCGTTGTTAGGTGACGCGAGAAGGTAGCCGTCTGATATGACCGCAACGCTCTCGCCTTCCATATGATCGAGACCTGTGAAAGTATCCTTGGTCCAGTAAAGTCTCATGTCACTTGCGTAATCGCTATCAAATTCAGCAGAAGGTTGAACGGTAACAGAGTTGTCACCGGCTCGTGCTGTGATTTCTAGGTCAATAGAACTTCTGTCGACAGGATGAAACCACCTATAAACTTCGCCCACAACACCAAGACCAGGGGACACAAACACGCCTGACGTACCACAAGTGAGAGTTAATGTGCCTTCCCAATCATCGGGCGTGGTGGGCGTAAGCTCGAAGACATCGGAGCCGTTGAGGTCGTCGTTAAGTAAATACTCCCACGACACCATAGAGTCCATGGCCGCGATTGACTCGTTTTTATCCCATTCGTAATTAGCCAGTTTTATGTCAGCGGAGACATATCTTGGCACACCGATTTCGATGTTACGATCTCCATCAGTTCCGGTTCTAGTGACAAATAAAATTTGAGGTAGTGTTGGAGTCACTCCGTCTGTGTATTCAAACCCCGCACCCATACTGCACACATACTCGACACCTACACCCGAGTCGTGTCTTGTCCACGATCTCATGTGGTGGTCAGCTTCGTAAGTAAACGACGCAAATGTTCCATCAGAAAACACCACCCACAATAAAGGGAGTGGTCCCTCTTGGAACGCCCACGACACAACTTTGTTGTCTCGGAACAAATGGTCACTAAATATGCTTACCTCAACGCCTTTAAATCTATTGGCGTCGTCGTTTGCAGACAACTCTCTCACTGTGTTAGTCGATGCGTCTAAGAACAAAACACCTCCGGGGATTTTAACGGGCGCCAACTTCTCGTCACACGCCCAATTACCAATCTTTTCCATTGTGAGATTCGTAGGCGTAAGTGCGCCGGAGTGTGCGAAAACCCCTTGAGTTGTAAACACGAGTAGACCGTTGGTCTCTACCATCCAAAGAACTCTTGCGTAGTTATCGGTTCCACATTTGAAAATAAGAGATGAGTCATCAGACAATGGATAGTCAGCAAATGTGTTGTGATAAAACCCAGGCCTACTTGCAACTATAATCTCACCATAAGAATACAACATCCGTTGTTGATATACGACGGCAGTTTTTGAACCAAGGTTTGCTTCCGTAGGGCTTAGGGCATCGAGCAAAGACGGAGGAATTACAGGTGGTGAATTTGTATAGTCTGCCTCTTGTCCGTTGTCGTCGAACACCGCTGTAACGTGATTTGCGCCGGCTGTGATAGAACCTTCAGCGGCGCTTCCAATATAACCAAAAGCACCGCCGCCGGATGGCTTTCTGTAAAATCTAACCTCTGATATTAACTCGTCGTAGTCGGCGGCATACTGTCTTACTGCCGATAAAGACTCCGCCTCACCGACGTTGATGGGTAAGCTACCCCCCACTGTACTCGTACCTGCTGACTCTTCTCCGCGTGTAACAAAATTTGCAAGATATAATACGGCATATCCTGTACCCGTGCCTGCAGTATTTGAAATACTTAGCGACGTGACGTTGAAGCCGCTGAAATAACTTGTAAGCCACCCGTTAATTGGGTCAAGGACTAGAATGTCATTATCTTCTCTGAATACTAAGATTAGGTCACTGTCAGCCCATGTTACGTTTACTGCGCCACCAGGATAAGTAACGTTTAATCCTTTTATCAAAACAAAATTTACATAGTCTAAGTCGTCTTCAGTAAGAGCGTGGGTCTCTTCGTTTAGCAATACACCTGTAGTAATATCGTATGCTCTAACATACAAGTGACCCCACTCGATAAAATATCCACGGTGAGCTACGGGGAATATCTTAACCCTGCGTCCTGTTATGCTGGTCTCAACAAAGTGTCGTCTACCTGGTCTCGATACAATTCGACCCGTTTTACCAACCACCACATTTCGAGCAGTGGCAAGACTTGACCTATATTTCTCAAGGTCCGTTCGCTCGTGTAATGCTGGGTCAAGCTCTCCCGAGGAGAAGCTCATCTGTGGTCTTAGTGCCATTACGAGGTCCTTGCTTCCACAAATTCAGACTCAATGCTCTCGTCGATGAAGTTAAAGCTCTCTTGCTTGTCGTGCTCTTGTGCTTCGGCTTTTGATATTAAATACTTTGCTGAGATTTCATCTCGTAACGCCTTTGCCCCTTTACCAACAATTAGAGGCGCTGCAAGCATGGCTAGTTGATAGGCTACGCAAAAGGCCATGGGCCAACTTAAATAGGTAAGGCTGACCGTTCTGTCGATATACTCACCCACTGCGTCGGGTTCGTCGGTCAATATCACTTTCACGCCATCTACGATCTGGATTTTCTTTGGTACATGACTCGATCTATTGTCCGGCGCTGAACCGTTTAACGACTTAACGCGACGAAATAGTGCCGCGTTTGCGGGATACGTGTAGGAATACTCCCAATCGTCGTTCGGGTCCTCTTCCACTAATGCCAGTGTCGCTTCAGTCGAAGTCGAGTCGAGATCACAGTCGATCAACGCCTTGTCGAGTGCCGCTTCATAATGAGTATTTAAAACCCTGGCTTCGTTTGATTGGTCTGTTTCTGGGTCAGAGACTCGTCTCTGTAATAAAAGGGCGCCGAGAGCTAAGTTATAAATTTTTGCTTTAGTAACTGCCATGAACCCGCCTCTCGAAAGCGGGTCTTATCGTCCCGCTGCTTTTCGTTTCTTTTGTAGAACCATCTCTTGACGCTTCTTCTCAAGGTCTCTGTCTGTACACTTCATCCATTCGCCGACTTTTGACATGTCGGAGACTACAAACTTGTCTCCGACTTTACGACGAATTTGTTTAAAGAAACCCGGTCGCATAGCCACAACTTCGATCACTTTTGGTTCAGCCGACACTGCTGCCGGCTTCTCAACCATCTCGAAAGAATGAAGACTAGGCATTTTCTTATCAGAAGACATCTTATACCTCTGCGTCTACAACTTTAGGGAATGACTTGTAATATGGGATTTCATCTTGTGGCACAATGTACACATCAAGAGTTACAGTGGTTGTTCCACCTGTAGAAGTGTTACGAAATCCAAGATACTGTCTAGTCATTACACCTTGAGGAATCGGCAACTCATGCACACTGCCAACAGTCAAAGACGCAGCAGCTATGGATTTGCTTGCAAGCGACTCTACGTTGCTGGTTAAAGCAGCGTTGTCAGCCTGAATCACTTCCATTGTATGAGTCGAGCCAGAACCAGCGGCAACAGTCGGGAGCAGCATAAGAGCCACTCGACGACCAATGCTCAAGTCTTGAGCCGCACTCTGTTTTTTATAGGAGTTAGTGGACACCGTAGCTGCGCCGGTAAAAGCCTGTGCTACTGATAATTGGTTTTCAACGTCAAATCTCATTTAATCCTCCAAAAAATTAGCGTTCAATTAAGCAGTTACTTCATCTTCAGTATTCAAGAGCGCGTCTGATCTACGGACAGGGCGACCCAAGAACATAAGAACAGGCATACCTTGATAGTTCTCATAGGTAAGACCTGCGCCTGCACCAACTTTGCTTAACGCTTGTTTGTGCAAGAACGCTTCGATTGTGCGATTCACATACCAAACCCCGTTCCCGTTTTGTGGGTTATGGATTTTGTATGCCGCACTAATCATCAAGTCGATCAAGTCTGCTGCACCAACGCCGCTCAACAAAAGAGCAGGGTCGATGTTGGCAATACGAGCGCCTTGGCGATAATCTTTAATTACAAGACCGTGGTCGATTTCAAATTGTTCTTCATAGCCCCAAAATGAACCGGCAGCGCCGTTTGAATCAAGAGCTTGAATTTGAACCTCTTTGTTACCCGCTGAACGATCTGTGCGCTTAAGTCCAGCTTGTGTACCTTTGGGGTACACGCCGAAAATTGAACGCTCGCCCCAATGGACAAGTAAGATTGAAGTTAGGTCTGAACCTGTGCCACCACCGTCAATGATTTGATTGTATGTTGGTTCAGTACTGGCAAGTGTCGAGTACACATCAAAAAATCCTGACGCCTTACGAGTTGAATCTTCAGGTGAGCCATATATCGTCAAGTTCGCGTGTTCAATCGCGTGTGCTTGAATGTGACCTTGCGCCTGATTCCAACGATTATAAGCGATACGATCTAAACCGCCGCGCTTTGCAACAGCCGCATCAATTTGAGATTTTGACTCAAAGTGAGACGCCTGAAACGTACGTTCTTCTGTAGTGGTCTTAGAGGCCGGAATAGCTTGGTTAGCTTTACGATAGTAAACATCGGGTAAAGCTGAACGAATTTCTTCTTTGTGAACTGTACCTTCGTTCATCTCCATATAAGGGATGTCCATCAACATCGGGTTCTCTTGGATGAGAACCTCGGCCACTTTGCCGATTTGCTTGTCTTTGCTTTTCGCTACATCGAGCAACGTGACTAGTGTGCTACCTAATGCTGCCATT